TGTAAAAGCATGGGGCAAGATTGCTGAGAACTGTGCAGATTCTTTAGGCAAGGGAATGTCAGTAATTGTTGTAGGTACCGCACTTCAAGAAAACTGGGACGATAAGGTCACAGGGGCTAAACGCTCAAAGATTGTGGTCACCGCTTGGAACATAGGCATTGACATGAAGCGTCATACAGTCGCTCAGGTAAGCACACCTAAACGCACAGATACATCCAACACAAACCTTCCTTCAGACCCTTGGAGTGCGCCTATATCTGATATTGCACCTTTCTAACCCTGATGTAGTATTATTGGGGTTAATAAACTCTCGAAAGGGGTTGTAAATGGCTTGGACTGATTTCTTCACAAAGGAATTAGCAGGTTCAAAAGTTGTTGTTGATTCAAATGGCAAACCGTTTGTGTCTCAAGAGATTGCTCTAAAAGAGTATGTTGAGATTGAGTTAAACATTCAGCAAGATGCTTTGCCGTACAACATCTATTTCAGACGCTTTGATGCAATCGGTGGCGAATTAGAAAATCGTCTTTTTGCTCAGGTTGGCGATAGAGACTTGGCTTTGAAATCTGCTTTAGGAATAACTTCTAAGAGGATTAACTCTTTTGAGTTTGTACTAGACGGAGAATAAAAGGCTAAATTCGCTTAACGGTATAATCTACGGGTGTACGATAACCTTTCACCTAATAGTGAAGGAGTCGTGTCTGTTTTAGGGGCTTTCGCCATTCAGACTCACGAATTGTTTTCGGAGTTAGTAGAGGCAGGTTTTAATCAAGAACAGGCAATCGCAATCGTCGTAGGATTAGCAACCAAAGAGTAGAGGGTTAGATGGCTGAGAAAGTAACACCCGATTTACAAGAGTTAGGTTCTACTGGTTTACGCCGTTCGGGTGGAACGGTTTTTGAAGAATTTTTAGTTAATCTGCGTGGACAGCGTGGAGCAAGAATCTATCGAGAGATGGCGGATAACGACCCGACCATTGGCTCTATGTTGTATGCAATCGAAAAAGTTATTACTCGTCTTGAATGGCGCATCGACCCTTTCTCAGATAATTCGCAAGACGGAGAAATTTCTAAAGAAGATAAAGAAGTAGCGGCGTTCGTAGAATCTTGTCTACATGATATGAGCGAGTCTTGGGACTCTGCTCTGTCTCAAATGCTTTCAATGTTGGTCTTTGGTTTCTCATTCCATGAAATTGTTTACAAAGTCCGTGAAGGCGATAACTCAAACCCACAACGCAAATCTAAATTTAATGATGGTCGTATCGGTTGGCGCAAGATGCCAATTCGTGCTCAAGAAACTTTATTCCGTTGGATGATGGATGAAGATGGCGGTATTCAAGGAATGGTTCAAGTAGACCCATCCTCGGGCGGTATCCATTCAATTCCAATCGAAAAGGCTTTGCTATTCCGTACCAGTTCACAAAAGAATAACCCTGAAGGTCGTTCTATTCTTCGTAATGCTTATCGCTCTTGGTACTTCAAGCGCCGTATTGAGGAAATTGAAGCAATCGGTATCGAGCGTGACCTTGCAGGTTTACCAGTTGCTTATGTACCACCTGAGTTTCTTTCATCAACAGCAACAGCCGAGCAAGCCTCAGTTCTAGCATCAATTCAAAACATCGTTACATCTATCAAGCGCAATGAGCAAGAGGGAATTGTTATGCCCTCTATGTATGACGACCAAGGACACAAAGTATTTGATTTAGTTCTTTTATCTTCAGGCGGTTCTCGCCAGTTCGATACAGACAAAGTTATTCAACGCTATGACCAAAGAATTGCAATGTCAATCCTTTCTGACTTCATTCTCCTAGGCTCTGACCGAGTTGGCTCTTACGCCCTTGGAACATCGAAAATGGATTTATGGTCAATGTCAGTTGATTCAATCGCTAAGAACATCGCCGAGGTAATGAACCAACACGCTATTCCTCGCTTACTAAAATTAAACGGCATGGATGTATCTCGTGCTCCTTACTTAACCTACGGTGAAGTAAGCCATGTTGATTTGAATGAGATTGCTGGATTCGTTGGCAACTTGGTACAAACAGGCGCAATAGTTCCTGACCCTAAGTTAGAAGAGTATTTAAGAGACTTGGCTGGTTTACCACCTGCTGAACATGATGGACAGAATTTTGGTATGCCACCTATGCCTGAAGGCGCAGGGATGCCTCCGATGCCTGAAGAACCTGCAACATCGGGCGAAGAAGAATTACCACCTGCTCCAACTACGGAGGCTCCGAAACTCCCTGAAGTTGGTTAGAGATGTCAATTCATGTTGCTAAGGCACGGAATAAACGAGTACCGCTAACACCACAGGAACAAGAACTTGCTCGCACTCTGTATAACTCTATTCAACGAGCCACAGATAAAATCTCTATGAGGCAACTTGAGTCTTTGCTTCGTAATATGAATCCTGAAACTTTAGAGCGTTTGTTATCAAGCATAACTATTGCTAACCAAAAAAACATTCAAGAATCTTTACTAAACTCTATTGACCTTGGTGGTAAAGAGGCAATCAAAGAGATTCAAAGCATCGCACCTAAATTAGCCCTGCCAGCCTTCTCACCTTCTAAGGTAAAGATAGATAACAAATCTTCAATGGCTAACATGGATTTCACCAAACTTCCTGCATGGGCGCAACCTAGACCACCTAGAGTAGATTTCAAGATGTCTTTCAATAAGACAAATCCAAACTCATTAGCCTTTGCTCAACGCCGTGCTGGAGAACTTATTACATCTATTGATGCCCTAACTCGTAACTCAATTCGTAAAGCAATTATTGATGCTTTCAATGAGCAATTAGATTACAGAGCAACAGCCCGAAGAATTAAGAATGTTGTGGGACTACATCCAAAATGGGCTGATGCGGTAACTAACTTTGAAAAAAGAGAGTATGCCCGATTAGTTAAAAGCGGAATGAAAGAAGCAACCGCTCGTGCTCGTGCTATTGAACGCTCTACCCGCTATTCAGATTCTCTTAAGAGCAAAAGAGCAACAATGATTGCTCGCACAGAGATTCAGATTGCTCAAAACGAGGGACGCCAAGAGGGATGGAATCAAGCGGCTAAAGAAGGCTATGTGGATGTTGAATCACAAAAGATGTGGATTATTGCTCAAGATGAAAGAACCTGCGATATATGTTCGGAATTAGATGGTGAAATTGTTGGATGGAACGAAACATTTTCTAGCGGAGATGAAACCCCAGGCAGAGTTCACCCTAATTGTCGTTGCACCATGGTAATCATTCCACCTGAAAGACGCTCATGAGTATTACTATCGCTTTTCCAGTAGGATATAAACCAGTTCTTAAACACGGTGAACACGACCAATCAACCCATGGTTCTTGGGCTACCAATAACTTTGATGAGGAAACCCAAGGCGAGGAAGCACAAAATACATACTTTGAAAGATATGGAATTAAAACTGATGGAAGTAAAGACCCCGTTGGAATCTCTCGTGATGAAATAAAAAGTTTGAATGACTACACAGCAGATGGATATGCAAAAATAAATGGTTATTTGCGAAGATTTAATAGAGAGCCTGATGAAAACGATTCGATTGACGCCCAACAATTCCGTGAAATGCTGGAAAATAGAGTTTCTGATATAGACAAACTTATAGAAGAATCGCCTGAATTTTTTGGCGACAAAAATTTATACCGAGTATTTGATAAAAGTATTACAGATACTCTTGAAGTAGGAGATGTATTAACAGACAAAGGCTTTATGTCTACAACTAGAGTTGATATAACAAGAGAAGAAGGCTTAGATGTATTACAAAATTTACAAATGATTAGAGTTACAGATGACACACCATCAATTATTTTGCCAAGTGAGTCTAAAAGAGGTAAAGGTCTAGCAGTTGATTATGTAAAAAATGCTGTTTCAGATTTGTTTGAGAATGTATCTACCGCCGCTAACGAAAAAGAAGTTTTATTACCAAGAAATACATCTTTGAAATTTATAGGATATGACACCGTTTCTATTGGAGATGGCAACCCTATGAAAATAGGAGTTTTTCAAAGGATGGACAAATGAGTAGATTCATAACCATGCTTGAGGATGTTGAGATAACCCGAGCCAAAGATGTAGCCAAACACGGAGACCATGACCAATCTAGTCATGGGTCATGGGCGCAAGGGCTTCAGGTAGCCCCTGAGATAGTCCGCTCGACCCTTGAGAGCGTTAAAGCCAATGGTGGGCTTACCGTTGATATGAAGGACGGCTCCAGCCCTAAAGACGGCTTTATGGTGGCAAAGGGCAAGAAGTTCGCGGCGATAGTCAAGGCTGATGACTTTTTTGATGAGGCTAAAGGCGCTGAGATTCTTTCCTCCTACATGAAACAGCATAAATCTGAGTTCAATAATTCGAATAACTACCTAGGGTTATGGCATAATACGAACGATGGACAGGTCTACCTTGATGTATCAGAAAACATTAAGGACGAGGGAGAGGCTATCTCTCGGGGTCGTGAACGCGACCAAATCTCAATATGGGATGTAGCGAACTTAAAAGAAATAGAAACAGGAGGAACAGGTGGCATCGAAAAAACTCGAAGCAGTACAACTGCCCGATTTGTCGAACATGACGGACGAGCAGATAGACGCTTACGCCAAAGAGATTTGGGCGAAGTTAGCAAAACCCTCAAAGTAATTTACTTTGATTATGGTTTGAAACCCGTACTAAAACACGGGGAGCATGACCAGTCCGAACACGGTAACTGGGCTAGAGGCTATACCGCAGAAGAAGTTTCTCGTATTGAATCAATGGCTACTGTTGGACCGTCTGCTAAAGATATTTTGCAAGCCATCAAACCTAAAACATATAGCGATAATCAACTAAGTGAGTATGTGGAACAAGACGGCGATTTGTATGCAGATGCAACCCAAGGTATTGATGGCAAAGTTGCCGAAAGTCTTGCATCGCTTCAAGCAGAATTTCCAAACCGTGAATATACCGAACAAGAAAAAAATGATATTTTTGAAAGAGTACAAAGTGAAATGATTGAAAATTATGTTGATGGTCAAAGAGAATCATTAACAGAATACGCTATGGCTGTTGAGGGTTATGAGCCAATAAACACCGACGATTTAGTTGGACCTCTTAATGATGTATTTGTAGTTAGTCAAACAGGGACAAGTTTAACTGGAGATACGGTTACCTTAGACTCAAGAATTGAAAATGTATACAAGGATGGAAATGAATTAAGAGTGCAAGGCTCAATTTACAATGGAGAGGGTGAACAAGTTGGAGAAATATCTCGCACATTTTTTGAAAAAAACGGCACACTTAATGTTGAGCATGGACTTTTATGGATTTATGAGGAAGAAAATAAAGGGACTGGTTTTGGCAAAGAATTTATTCAACAGACTGAGGCTTGGTATACAGCAAAAGGTTTAGGTTACATTGAAATAAAATCAACCGCTCAGGATGGCGCTCGACATTGGGCTAGAGCAGGTTATGATTTTGCGCCAAATAAAGTAGGAGAAAATCTTGACACAATTTCCCAAAAAGTTGCTTCTATGGACGATGAAGAAAGTGGTTGGTTTGCAAAAGGTTCTGCCGAGCGAGCAGAATTCGATTCTTTAATGTCAAGAGCA